CTGGCTGGATTTATAGGTTCGACTCTATCAGCATCTGCAATCATTCCCATCTTCTTGTTTCTAAAATATTCACTTTTTTCTACATTACGTAAATCATGTTCCTTAAGATATGCTCTTTCCAAAGTCCCAAATGTTAAAGCATCAACCCATACTGCATCAATAGCACAAGTAGTCTGATAGTTAAAATCATCTAAAGAAAAAACATTATCTGAATCTAACGATAATGTCTGATCTGTTTCATTAAATACAAGAGATTCACCAGCATCATCAATGAGATCAGTTCCTGTAACCCAACCATTAAGTGGAGTTACTATATACCTGATTACTACATTATCTGGATCACTAACATCATTATAAATATAAGGTACTTCATCACTCATCCTTGTTGGCCTCAGTGTCCCAGTAAGTAATAAGGTTGTACTATCTGTTGGAATAGGCCAGACCCTCACTGTCTCTGATGACCTTTGATCTAGGACTAAAGCTTGTGTTTTACCTGTAGTCGCCTTCCAATTTTCATTAGATGACCATAAGGAATTGCCGAATATCTGAGTAATAGAATATTCTCCATCTTTAATTACAGTTGGCAAATTACCTTCAGAGTGTAATTTTTTCATCTCAGATGTAGTAACAATAGGTAACTCACGACCATCTATAGACCCACCATTAATATTCATTAACCCAGTTGGTAGAGGAATTAAATATTCAGTAGAACTAATTGTAACACTTGTATCTGATTCAGGTAACTTAATTGCCCTAATAAGATCAAGCAAAGAATCATGAATATAATTATTCAATTCAGTCTTTGTCCATCTTACAAAACCACCATCCTGCAGAATATTTACTACTCGTGATCTAATATCAGTCAACTCAATCATGCAACTTCTACCTCTTGCATATCACTTTGGATCTGCTCCTGATTAAGTGTAGATTTTTCCGGGAACTTAAGAACCTGTACATTATATCTATTTGCATCATAACCTGTAAGAGGAGCACCTTCACTTGGCTGAATATATCGTCTCTCAACACAATTCATTAATATATCAAAATGCCCAGGAGGAATTGCACGCCTGGAATTTCTTGGGAACCTTAGTACCCAATCATTATGTGTTACTGTTACCGGGCCCATCTGTGATGGGTCGTCACCAAACCCAATAACTACACAACCCCAGCCTTCAGGGACTTGAAGATCTTTCCCAACTTCTTGAGCTATATCCTGCCCGAATTGATGATGCACCGAGACTGTCTTTCTGCGACCTGAATCATACATTGGATTATTAAGTGTATCACCATATTCACCTGTTGGTATCATTCCGCCTGCTATTGCCATATTAACCTGTGTTTTATAAAGAAAAGAATTCGTCCAGACTTAGGAGGATCATCTCCACGCAGCCTGAAACTTAGACGAATTATATGATTTGATTCGTCCGGTGGAAGAAAAATAGATTCTGGCTTTTGCTGAAAGGAATAAGGAACATCCGGCAGCTCTGTCCAGTCCAAATATAACTCATCTTCTTTAGCCTGATTAACTCTGCCAACACAAATCTTTGCATCTATGCCCAGAAATGGTTCTGTCATAACAACAGAGATCCTTTCCGGCAGTGCCCTTGGATAAAGATGATGGTCAAAACGAGCATTCGTAATAGGAAGTTCTTCATTAGTGAGACTATCAGATGTAATCTCCATAATAGAACTTTCAAACAACTGCTCTGAAACAGGGGCAGGTGCTTCCCACCCCTGAAACCCTTTAGACATTCACACTCTTAGCTTAGAGAGTAGAACATGCAACCTCGATCCTATAAAGCCAATCTTCATTCAGGATCTGACAAGCATACCAGCTTTTCCAGCCCACTGAACCAGACTGACCCAGAGGATCAGTTACTGCAGGTTGTGGCATCACAACCTTAGGTATAACTGCATCATAACCGGAGAGTGTTACACACCCCAGACATTCTGCAGAAAATATAAGTACAGGATAAACCTGAAACTTTGTGCCAGCAACAGTCGTTACCATCGCATGACCACTTACGCCACTGACGGCATTACCACCTTGCCCGGTTGCTCCTGCTTTACCATAACTATTAGTATCAGCAACAGTACCTGCAGTCGAACCAAACGATTGTCCAGTATGACCGGGGACATAACTTGATCCCTGTGTACTATCTATACTCAAGTTTAGGTATTCAGTACCAGACGGATCTTTCCCGAATGGTGCTGCTTGGGTTGTAAGAATAAAACGAATCACACCCACTGCCCCGATTTCTCCAGGTAGCATTTGCTGACCATTATTACTGTACTTCGCATAAGGAATAAATCCGGGAAGCCCTTCAATATCCTTACGAAGATCAGTATGACCTACAGCAACATATGCTTCAGGTACTGGCTCAGTATTATACTTAGGAGATGGGGTCATCTGCTTAGCAATCTTACGTGCTTCCTGATATTCCAGTGTACGAACTGCAACATCGAGAAGGTTTGTATTTGCTGTCCCAGGAGTTCCTGCGTTAACGCCAATCTGGTTCCCGAGAGTTTTTTGAACAGATGCTCTGGCTGAACCTCCGGCAAAAGCTGCCTGAGTACCAGAACGTGCGTGTAAATAGGTGAGAAAATCAATCAACTCTGCAGCCTGAATTGCTTGTCGTTCAGTAATCTGCTGAATGATTGGATCTTGTGCTGCTGCTACAAGAACATCAGTTGTGGCAACGTATGAACCAAATTGATTCAACTTCACCTTTATGATGGTCTGTAACAAACTATCGGCAGGTGGCTTTACGCCCTCAGCCAACGGAACTAACGGCAGCCCAAACTTTTCAAAACGCTTCCAACGAACTTCCAGTCCGCCTTGACGTTCTTTAGTTTCTTTCTGTGCAAAACGAGCAAATATCATGTTTCGCTTTGCAATAGACAGAAACTTCTTCTGTATTTTAATGGCCTCTGTTTCATCCAGAGAGCCATATTTCATTGTTCCTGAAACGGTCACCTGCCCGGTGCCGCCTCTAGTATGTGCGGTTGTTGGAGAACCACCAACCCATGTCGTAGCCATTTTCTTGCTCTATTAAAATTTTAAATTATAAGAAAGAGAACAAGATAATAAAACTTAATCGTCTATGGCATCAAATAATGCCTCGCCAGTTAAGCCCTGAGTCGAATCTGTTGTTGTAGATTGAGACTGAGAACCTCCCATTAGTTGTGAAGCTTGATACCTTCTGAGATCTTGCTGATCTTGCCCTTGGTACATTTGCCCACCACTACCGTTTAGTTCCATATACATTTTAATAACCTGTACTTTTGCCTCATTATCACCCTGAGTCATGGCTGTTCTATACATTGAATCCTTGTTAACCCAGTCTATAAAAGACTTGTCGTCTTCAATCATAGGCCAAACACCATTCCCAAGCTGTCCATCAAAGTATGTTTGCCTTGACATTGATTCAAACTTTTGATTCAACTCACTAATAGGCGCATCATATTTTTCTTCAACAAACCGACTTACCTTGTCATCAAATGATTCTTGTTCCTGGGATCTGAATGCTGCCATCTGTTTCTTTACTAAACGATCTGCAATTTTTTCCGAAGTTCTCATCACCTCAGGGAAATCTTCAATCACTCGTAAATCATCTTCAGACAATTCATCCTCATCCTTATTCAAATTAGCTTGGGAATTTAGTTCATTTTCACGCTCTATCACCGCAAGCCTTGCTCTCAGCTCTTGATTTTCACCGTCTTTCTTCTGCATCGCACTATATGTACGATCAGTATGAGGTCGGATATCATCATAGCTTTTAGTAACTGCAGCTAATTGTTTTTTCAACTCAGTTACTTCTTCTTCTGCCCCTGTATTTGTTGGCTCTTGCTCAGGCATTTCTCCAAAAGGAGGTGCTTCTAGCATAGGTCACTCATCATTATGGGTTAATGTCTCACGGATCAAACGATCAAGGTCAAGTAAATTCTTGATTTCTTTGATCTCTCCAATGAGCATGTTAAAGGAGGCTACATCCTTTTCGTCATAGAGGGGCTTCTCTGAGAGTCTTTCCTCTTTCCGTTTAAGTCGAGCCAGTAAAATATCAGAGAGCTGGGCCCACCTCGGGTCTTCCTGAAGACTCAGGAGGTATTCCAGCTTCTCCTTGTCCAAGCTGCTGTTCTTGTTCCGCAGCCTGTTGTTGCTGTTGTTGCTGTTGTTCTTGTTCTTGCTGAAGTTGAACATTCCGTTGTTCCATTAATGCTATTTGTTCCTGCAAGAGTATTGATGTTTCCTCTAAAAGTTTAGGTAATTCTGTTGTTAGTAAATTTGGATCACCCTCTTTTATTTTTGCCAATCTCTCTTGTATAATACCTTTACGAATATCTGCGGCAATGGCTTTCTTCTCATCAATCACTGCTCTACTTTCATATGCATCTACCTCCATTGCTGATACCCGCAACTTTTCTTCTTCTACCTGAACTTGTGCTTGTGATAATTCTTGTGCCGATTCTTCCTCAGATTTAATAAGTCCATCAATCTCTAACCCCAAACCTGCCTTTAAAGGTACTGCTAACTTCTCAAAATTAAATCTTTCCCTCATCTCAGGAACCTGACCGACCACCTGTATCAATTGAAGCACTTGATTAATAGTAACTTCTTTTGCCATGAACGTATCATAACTTTTTGCCTGACAAAGGAAGTCTCCTTTTATGCCAATATCCTTAGAATCGGCCATCAACCAATGGTAAATAGCTTGGACATTTGCAGTTATCATACTATTAAGTGAACGTACAACTCCTGAAGTAAGCTTATTAGCATTTTCATTCAGGATCTGCATACCAGTCGCAGTCTTAGTCTGGTACTGTGCACCTGCTCCCATCCCAATCGGGACTTGACCTGATGCTAAATCTGTATTACGTTCAATAATCTTAAGAAGCTCTACTAAACCACCTGTAACATCTGGTATAATTACAGATTTAAACGCATCATTAACACTCTCACCAGCCTTAAGTCTCCATATTTTACCAGCATACATCTCATAAAAATCATCACTTTTTGCATCAAAGGCATTCGGGTTAAGTGCAACCATTGGAAGAGATGACATTGTTTTTCCCTCTACGATCATACCGTAGACGAAATTCATCATATCCTGGTCATCACGAATAGCTTCATATATCCCACTACCCCAGATACTATCTTCCTGCTCCTGCCAATAACAAAAATCGTATGGCAAACGACCATCAAAGGGATTCGGGATTGCACGTAGAACCTTAGAACCAAGGACTGTAATAACTACAGGCATATGAATTGGTTTATTCTCTTGCTTAGCAGGGATTTCCATATAAGGCTCAATATCTTCCTTGCCTAATCCCCTGTGCCAAAGCTCTAATATCGTAAAATTCTTTGTCTGTGTTACACCTTGATTAAACCTGCGTGGTGATATTCCACCAGTATCTTCCGTGGTCTGGCCTTCACCTGTCTCAATACAACTTTCAATTAATAACGGATCAATGGCTCCATTACTTTTAATAGCCATCATCCTTAATTCCTGTGCAGATAAAAATCTTCTTTGTATTACCCAGTCAAGATCAGATTTACCTGTTGCACCTGGAGACGGAAACGTATCCCAAATTGATATCCATTCAACGTGTGGAACCATCTCAGACTCAACCGCCTCTTCTATCATCTCCAGCATCGGATCTCGATCAACTGTCTGATAG